GTCTCTCTTGGCTATTTATCACTAAGCGCAAACACTACAGCGGCTAATAATGTGGCTGTCGGCCATGCCGCACTGTATGTTAACACCACAGGAGCTAATAACACAGCGGTTGGTAAAAGTGCTCTTGTTGCAAATACCACTGGAGCTAACAACACAGCAGTGGGCTATGGGGCTGGGGATAATATAACTGATGGCGGCCATAATATCTGCATGGGATATCTGGCAGACCCAAGTGCTTCTGGAGGCGATTTCCAAATTGTAATCGGTACTGCAATAGCAGGTAGCGAAGACTATCAATTTACCTTTGGAACGACTAACAGCATTGTTCAAAATGAATTTGATACTGACGCTGCTTGGACACGCACATCGGATAGACGTAAGAAACGCAATATCCAAGAAGATAATCTGGGTCTTGATTTTATTAATGATTTGAAAACTGTAACGTATCAGTGGCGACCAGCAAATGAGTATCCAAAAGAATGGAATGAATATTCTGAGGATAGCAATATAAATACTGATGTTGTAATGCATGGGATGATTGCACAGGATATTAAGCAAGCATTAGACAAAGCTGATTGCGATACCTTTGCAGGGTGGAAAGAGCGTTCTGACGGCAGTCAAGTAATGAGCCGTGAAATGTTTGTGATGCCACTAATTAAAGCAGTCCAAGAACTATCTGCTGAAATAGATGAACTTAAAGTAAAATTAAGTAATAAGTAGCGTTATAAATAGTATTAACACAACAAAGGAGGGCTCATATTATGGCCGAGACACTAACCGCAGCTGAGATTGCTGCACACTTTTCTGCAATGGACGACAGCGTAACCTTGATTAACGCAACTGTTGCCGACGATACCGAAGAACTTGCCCTGCACGGCAGTGCTGCTGAAGTTAAACTGATGGTCACCCGCAATACAGACCATCTTGAACTTCAGGCAGCGCACTCTTGGTATTCTGATTCTAGTGTTAGCAAGACGGCTTACACAGATGCCATAACGGCTGGTAAAGCTTATGTTGCTGGGTAACTAAACAGTTAACCGCATTTGATAACTGAATAACTTCGGTTTCCAGTTATCAAGCACTACCCACTAACCTTGATCCTACGATATCCACTATCGCAATAAAACAAATCTTATAAATATAGTAAAAAGGATATCTTCATGGCTATACCTACAAGCAAGTCAACATTTAAATCGTATTGCCTAAGGGCATTGGGTTCTGGGGTTATTGATATTAACATATCAGATGATCAAGCAGATGATCGCATTGATGAAGCTCTACAATACTTTGCACAGTATCATTATGATGGTATTGAGAAAATGTATCTCAAACATCTGATTACCGAAGCAGATGTGGCGCGGGGGATCGCAAATGCAACCACAACTGGAACCGATACAGTAGATGATTCTATTACTGATACATTTCTAGAGGGTACTAATTATATTCCGATGCCTTCTGCTGTCGTGTCTGTAATACAGGTCTGGCCATTCACGGGTACGGGCGGTGGTAGTAACATGTTTGATGTTCGTTACCAGTTGCGCCTTAATGACTTGTATGACCTATCTTCTACTTCTGTTATTCAGTATCAGATGGCGATGGATAACCTAGACCTTCTAGAACATATTCTCGTTGGAGAAACACCAATTAGATTTAACCAACACCAGAATCGTCTTTACATTGATGGAGATTGGACAAACGACTTCGTTGCTGGTGAGGACTATATCATTGCAGAGTGTTATCGCAAAATAGACCCAACAACATTTACAGATATTTATGATGATATATTCCTCAAGAGGTATGCGACTGCTCTTATTAAACAACAGTGGGGCGCAAACCTATCAAAGTTCAGTGGTGTTGCAATGCTTGGTGGTGTTACCATGAATGGTGATGCTATCTATTCACAGGCACAAGAAGAGATTAATAAGTTAGAAGAACAAATTCAACTTACGTTTGAGTTGCCAGTTAATTATATGATAGGATAATTAATGGCGGTTAATAAACATTTTCATTCCCCCGGCCTTGCAGCTACCACAACCAATCAACCTCGTGCTTGGCAGTGGCGGTCGCACTTGGCAGTTGAGAAATCTTTATATGCTGACTTAGTTGCAGAAGCTATTCATCATAGGGGGCATTCTGTATATTATCTTGATCGTACATTAGTTGCAGAAGACAATGTTCTTGGAGAAGATGCACTATCCAAGTTTAATAAACAATCTTCCATTGAAATGTATATGGAAGACTCTGGTGGTGGTTACTCTGGAGAAAAAGAACTAATGTCCCAATTTGGTTTGCAGAACCTTAGTGAAGCAACCTTCGTTGTAAGTAAGACAAAATTTCAAGAAAAAACAAAACAATTAGAAATAGAAACAGCAACAGACTTAACATCGTCTGGTTCTATTCAATTGGAATCTGGTACGGTATCTGATAGTCAAATATCTTATATTTTAAATGAAACTGATGCAACTGATGCAGACCGTCCTTTTGAGGGTGATGCAATTTATCATCCAACGCTAAAGAAATTGTTTGAGATTAGTTTTGTAGATCACGACGATCCTTTTCATCAGTTAGACAGTAATCCAGTATACAAGATGCGTTGTCGTTTGTTCGATTACGGTTCAGAAGAATTTAGTACTGGTATTACTGAAATTGACGCAATCGAAGATTCTCTATCAAGTGCAAGTTCTGAATATCAGTTTACTCTTGAAAATTCATCAATTGTTGGCCAACCTTTAACTTTAGATTTTATTGATTTGGACCTCTCTTCCGTAGATATATCTTTGGATACTACAATATTGTCCTCCGATCCTGCTTCGTATGGTGAAAGTATCCTACTTGAAACTGGTGGCAATGAGTTCCTTATAAGTGAAGAATATGTAATAAGGGATAAGACAATTCAAAATGAGTTGTTTGATACATTGGATGATACTGTAATGGACTTTAATGAGTCAAATCCATTTGGTGATGCAGGGAGTACAAACGTATGACCACAGGTCAAATAGCTACAGCTGAACAATCACTATACGCCAACTTGATTGCAGAAGCAATTCAAATTCACGGTCATGATGTATATTATCTTGACCGGACACTAGTTGCAGAAGACAAAGTGCTTGGCGAAGACGCACTATCTAAGTTTAACACCCAGTCTCTTATCGAAATGTATATGGAAGATTCTGGTGGTGGTTATGCTGGAGAACAAGAACTGATGTCTCAGTTCGGTTTACAGAACCTAAGTGAAGCAACCTTTGTTGTAAGTAAGACAAGGTTCCAAGAGAAGACAAAACAATTACAAATCGAAACAGCAACAGACTCAACATCGTCTGGTTCTATTCAATTGGAATCTGGTACAATTACGGAATCTGCACTAGCGGGTGAGATATTTTATATTCTAAACGAATCTGATGCGACTGATGCTGATCGTCCCCTAGAGGGTGATGCGATTTATCACCCGGTACTCAAGAAACTATTTGAGATTAACTTTGTGGATCATGATGAACCTTTCCATCAATTGGATAATAACCCAGTTTACAAGATGCGATGCCGCCTGTTTGATTACGGTTCAGAAGCTCTTGATACAGGTATTACTGAAATTGACGCAATTGAAACTTCTCTCTCAACCGCAAGTTCTGACTATCAGATTACTCTTGAACAGGCAACTATTGTTGGTGAAGGATTAACTGTAGATCGATCTTATTATACTGCTGATATATCTAATGTTACTGTAGATGCTGTAACAATTAGTGCAGATGACGATCCAGCGTCGTTTGGTGAAAGTATCCTACTCGAAACTGGTAGTGATGAATATATTATATCTGAAGACTATTATATTGGTGATTATGTGAATGACAAGACCTCACAAAATGAATTGTTTGATACATTAGATGATACAGTACTGGACTTCAGTGAGTCAAATCCATTTGGTGATCCTACATGATTATAAATAGTATTAGGAGAATTTAGATGGCAAATCAATCAATTGGAATAGGTAGTGCTGTAGACGATGGCACTGGAGATACTTTACGAGTAGCTATCGATAAAGTTAATGATAATTTCTTAGAGATTTATACTCTAATTGGAGATGCATCGTCTTTGACCAGCGGTATTAGTGCAACTGCAACAGTGGTGACTTTAACTGCTCCTCTGGTTGCGACTAGTATTTCACCATCAAGTACAGATGGAGCAACACTTGGGACAACATCATTGGAATGGTCTGACCTTTATCTTGCAGATAGTTCAATAATTTACTTTGGTGCAGACCAAGATACAACATTAACTCATGTTGCAGATACAGGCCTGTTAATTAACTCAACTAGACAACTTCAGTTTGGTGACTCTGGAACATACATTCATCAAAGTGCAGATGGAGTTTTAGATTTAGTATCAGATACAGAAATAGAAATTAATGCAACTCTGATTGATGTCAATGGTAATTTGGATGTCTCAGGCACAGGTGTTATTGCTGGCGCAGTTACTACAGCCGCACTAACTGCTAGTGGAATTATCAAAACCGATGATGCTACACAAGCAACTTCTACAACTGATGGTTCACTACAGACTGACGGCGGTTTGTCTGTTGTTAAAGATGCAGTTATTGGCGGTGCCGTTGATATTACTGGCGCAGTTACTACAGCCGCACTAACTGCTAGTGGAATTATAAAAACTGACGACAGTACGGCAGCAACTTCTACAACAGATGGATCATTGCAGACTGACGGTGGTTTGTCTGTTGTTAAAGATGCAGTTATTGGCGGTGACATTAAAGTCAAAAATCTTGGTGTAATTACAGCTGCAGGCACTGACTTTGAAGCTATTGAATTGGAAAATGAAGTTGGCGATCTACTAAGGGAGGACGGCGGCCGTGTTATGTCAGAGACTTCATCATCTCTAAGTCTCGGCGGTGGCGGATTAGTCGGATTTGATCTTGATGGCCCTTTAACTATCGGTGGAAACTTGGTTATACCTAACGGTGGATTTGTCGGTTCTGCTGGTGATGCTAACTCAATTGTAATTTCATCTAGTGGTGTTGTCACTATGAACCAGATACCAGTGTTCAGTGCTGGGTTGAATGTATCAGGTGGTACAATTGCTGGTACATTATCTACTGCTGCACAAACAAACATTACTTCACTTGGTACATTAACAGCACTTACTGTTGATGACGTAGCTGTTAATGGTAAAGTTATTACTATGACAGGCGACACTAGTGATACTGTTGTATTTACAGCAGGCGCTGCTGGTACTCTTAGCATTGTTACAACTGATGCTGCTGGAGCGGCCGGAAATATCCAAATAACAGCAGATGGTACTGTAGACATTGATTCCGCTGGTGTATTGACTTTAGATTCTGGAGCAGCAATTAATATTGAACCAGCATCTGGTTCAGCAATTCTATTAGACGGAACAATCAGCATAGACGCTGGTGTAGTTACTGGTGCAACAAGTATTACATCTACTGCATTTGTTGGTGATATAACTGGTGATGTTACAGGTAATGCTGATACTGCAACCACACTTGCAACTGCTAGAACAATTGGTGGTACATCATTTAATGGTAGTGCCAATATTGCTGTAGGACTTGCCGCAACTGCAACTGCACTAGCAACAGCAAGAACTATCGGTGGAACATCGTTTGACGGTACTGCAAATATCGCAGTTGCTTTGGCATCTGTTGGTACTGCTGTTACAGTAGCAGATGAGTCAAGTGATACAACTTGTTTCCCATTATTTGCAACTGCGGCAACAGGCGATTTACCACCCAAGAGTGGTACAAACCTAACATTTAATAGTAGTAGTGGTCTATTAACTGCAACACTATTTGCTGGTGCTTTAACAGGTAACGTAACAGGAAACGCATCTGGTACAGCCGCAACTGTTACTGGTGCTGCTCAGACTGCTATTACTTCAGTAGGAACATTAACAGCATTACAAGTAGATAATCTTAATATAAATGGTAATACATTAAGTTCAACTGCTGGTACTGATTTATTAATTACGCCATTAGATGGACAACAGATTGTTCTTGATGGTGCTATTATCATTGATGCTGGTGTAGTTACTGGTGCAACAAGTATTACGTCAAGTTCATTTGTTGGTGCATTAACTGGTAACGCATCTGGAACTGCTGCAACTGTTACTGGTGCAGCCCAAACAAATATTACTAGTGTTGGTACACTTACTGCACTTCAAATAGATAATCTTAATATAAATGGTAATACATTAAGTTCAACTGCTGGTACTGACTTGTTAATTACACCACTGTCAGGTCAACAGATTGTTCTTGATGGTGCTATTATCATTGATGCTGGTGTAGTTACTGGTGCAACAAGTATTACATCAACAGCATTTGTTGGTAACGTAACTGGTAATTTGGCCGGTACAGTTTCTACTGCAACACAAAATTCAATAACTACTGCGACTGGCCTAGTGTCAGTAGGCGCATTAAACTCTGGTAGTATTACTTCTGGATTTACAAGTATTGATGTTGGTGCTGGTGCAATCTCAACAACTGGTGCAGTTACCTATGGATCATTAAATGATGGAACAACTGCTCTAGGTGCAACCGCAGCAGAATTAAATATACTAGATGCAAGTGCTGGTAATGTGGCAGCTGCTTCTGATGTTGCAACAAGCGCAGGTGCAGTCACATCAAATAATGCTAAAATATCGCACACTATTACATTAAATGCTAACTTAGC